TAGCGGTAGGTCCCGGCCGCCAGCGTGCCCCCGACCGACGGGGCGACCATGTAGTTCGGGTGCATGTGCAGCCACGAGCGGACTCCGGCGTGGTCGTAGGAATGCGGGTATCCGCCGGGAATGAGGACGCCGCCCGGGATTACCGCCAGCGTCGATTCCACCAGAAGGTCACGCGGCCGGGCGATCGCCAGGTGCGCCTCGTGGATGGGCGCCCGGGGCGTGCTGTTGGCCCCCAGCTTGGTCACCGGGAGGTACACCACGTCGCTTTCGACCGTCGGAACCTGGATGCGCTCCATCCGGTCGCGAATGACTGCGGGGCCAGCAACGGGGTTCAGGAATGCGGCCGCCGTGCCGGTGAAGAAGCGAGCCACCGCCCTGTGGTTGGTGGTGATGTTGACGATGAAGTAGGTGGGCTGCGTGTCGGAGTGGTACCGCAGGAGGATGCGCCGGTCGCCGTTCGACATCGTCCATGGCCGCGACGCCGGCGAAGTGTTGACGATGCTCCACTCGAAGGTGATCACGCCCCCGCTCGTGCGCGAGTAGACGTCCGTCTGAAACGGCACGTTCGTCGCGGCTGCGGTGTAGAGCGCCACGTACACGTATGCTTTGTTCGACCCGTCGACGTACCCGGTGACGGCTTTGCCGATGCTGGTCGCATCCAGCGTCGTCTCGGTCACCGACGCCAGGCTGGTCGGGACTCGAATCTCGGACAGCGACACCGGCCCGGCCGCGCCAATGTGGTACGTGTTGTCGTTGGCCAGCGTGTGCTGCAAGAACCCTATCGCGTCCCCCTGAGTTGCTGCGGCTGACGTCACAACGCCGCTCGATGCCCACGTGGAGACGTTCCATTCGCGCAGGCGGAAGCGCGAGGTGCCAGCGGTGTCGAACTTGTAGGCCAGCGCCAGGATGTTGCTGTCCTTCACGAACCCGTCGAATGCGTACTGGGCCGCGCCGGCAACGGTGGTGGTGTCGATAGTCGTGATGCCACCCGTGATGAAGAGGGGCGAGGAAGCCGCGAACTTGCAGGCCTTCAGCACTGAAGCGGTGCCCGCCGTGTTGGCGGTCATGAAGACCACGGCGACGTTGGTGCCGACGACGTAGGCCCCCACGCTGCGTTCGTCGCCCACGGCACTGATCATCGCGCGGCTGACGATGTGAACGCCCGAGTCGCTGTCGATCGCGCTGTAGAAGAGACCCGAGCCGCCAGCGCCGCCCAGCTGCTCGTCGATCCAAAAGTGCCAGTCGTAACCCCCGGCGCGCACGTGGGCATGGCTCGTCTGGTTGGTGAGCGACGCTCGCGGCTGGAACGACACTGTCATGTGCTTGAGAGCGTTGGTCCCGCGCTCCTGCCAGGCGGACCCGTCCCAGGCGTGCAACTTCTCGTCGCTGGCCAGAATCAGTTCCCCGTCGAAGGAGGCGATCTCGGAGTCGGCTTCGGGGGCGAACGAGTGGGCCGCAGTGCCGGGGCGCCGCTCGTATCGCCCGGTCTTGTTCATGACCACGTTCTGGGCGGTTTTTAACGTCCCCGGCACGGCCAGCTTGTCAGACGTCTTGCCGTCCCTGGAGCCCAGGCGAATCTCGACGGCTTGAGGAACCAGGCCGCTCATGCAATCAGCAGGTTGCAGGGGACTTCATACGGTCGCTCCGACGGCATCAGCCTCACCGACGAGGACAGGCAGAAGATGTCGTCGTTGTTGGTGGCTTCGCCGGTGACCTTGAGAATGAGGTCGTTGTTGATGTTGGCGGTGGTGTCTGCGGTCGCGGCCGGCGTGTACGCGGCCCCGGTGGAATTGGCCATGGTCCACGTCCGCTGCGACGTCGTGCTGGTGGTCGCTCGCGTGATCCGGCAACGGATGACGAGCGCCCCGTTGTTCACCGGCTGCGCAGTCGAGTCGTAGAGCAGCGCCCCGTCCCAGCGGACTCGCACGCGCTTGTTGTTGGCGTTGGCGTTCAGGAAGAAGCTGTATTCCGCCTCGATGGCGTCCCGGCCGACGGCGAGCGTTCCGCCGGGGACCGTGAACGTGTGCAGGTCGTCCTCGCCGGCACCCACGTTCCCGATGCTGCTGATGCTCGTCGAGAGCTGCCTGGGCGTGCGCGGGGCCGCCTTCACGAACACGTAGTTCTTTGCGTCGGGGTGCGGCTCGACGACGACAGCCACCGGGTGACCGGACGTCTTCACCGCAGCCACGTACTTCGGGACGCGCCCGAGGCCGTGGTAGACGGCCAGCGCCGTTCCCGACAAAGCCACATCCTCGCGGAGCACGCCGTTGTGAAAGACCGCGGCCGCCCGGGCGGTGTTCCACCCCGAGTTGATCTCGTCGAGCGCCTTCTGCACCTCGACGTCGGCAACCGTACGGGCCTTGAGCGGGATCACTCGTTCTCCTCGAACGCCAGCACCCGGTCAACCAGGGTCCTGCGCACCTTGCGGACCTTCTTCGGCCCGCCGGCGTTGCGCTGCCGGGCGGCCTCCTGGATGAGCCGGTAAAGCTCCGTGTACCGCTTGTCGAGGATCGTGACGTCCTTCTCGGCCTCGTCCTTCACCTGGCGGGCGGCGTCCACCACGGCCAGCTCCTCCCACCCGTTGATCGCCTCGTAGGTGTCGCCGTCGTTCACCAGCGCCGTGAAGGTCGGCGTGTACCAGAGTCGATAGCTATTCGGCGCCTGCGAAGCCGGGAAGAGGTGGACCGTCGAACCGACGAGAAAGTAGCCCAGTTTTTGAGCGCGGTTCCGCTCGGTCACTGAGATGGACGGCACGTCCTCATACCGCCCCGACGACAGCAGCCGCTCGAGCGAGCGCAGCTTGAGAAGATTTGTGATGCTCGCGCTCGACAGCGTGAACGTGGACGCCGGCGAGGACACCACGATGGCCCCGCTGATCGTCAGCTGGTAGTCCTCGAAAGCCTGCGTGAGCGTGTCGTGGAGTCGCGCCAGGGCGCTGTTCAGGATGGCGTCGATGTACGCCTTGTCGGTCGCGTCGGAGAGGCTCAGGTAGCCAAGGGCGTCGGCCCGGTCGACCACCCGGGCGCGCATGCTGACGAGAGAGACGGCGGCCATCGACTACCCCCTGGATAAAGAGAGGGCCGGGGGCACGCTCACCACGCGCTCGCCCGGCCCCTTCACGTGCTCATTCCTCGTCGTAGGACTCGCCGCCGGCGCAGTCGTTGTAGAGCGCCTTGAAAGCGGCGTGAATCTTCCCGCCGTCCCCGGACGCGATCGCCGAGGACAGCCGCTTGCCCAGGATGGCCCCCGAGGACGCTACGGGGTCACCGCCCGTGTCCTCCATGGGGCCTTCCTTCTTCTCGCCCATCATGTCCGCTAAGGCACGACGGGCCAGCGACGACTCGGCCATCAGCACTTGCCTCGGCTGCAGATGATCACGAATCGCAGCTTGGCGTTGTCCTCGGCCTCCACGTCCACGCTGGCCCCGGCCGCCAGCGACGGCGTCAGCAGCTGGAAAAACATCGTCTTCCCGACTGCATCGACACCGCGGAGTTGGCACACCTGCCCCTTCGCAGCAGCGGCGGCGGCGTCAGCAGCCCCCTCCACCACGCAGTGGGCGTACTGCACCTTGAGGAACCGGTTGAGGAGGGTGACCGTGTACCGGCCGACCTCCGATCCGGTCTTCGCCACCGTGAAGCCTTCGCAGTCGTTGGCCCCCGCAGCGGCAGAGATGGCGCCGCCGGCGCCGAGAGCGACCACCCCGGTCAGAGTGACCAGTCGGTCGGTCCCGGGCGCCTCCATCGGCTTCAGATCACCGTGTGCCATGTTCGTGTACTCCGGTTAGCTGGTGGCGAAGGTCCCGACGCCGTTCTTCCAGGGCGCGAGGCACCCAATCTGAGCGAACGAGCGGAACCGTATCTCGACGCCGTCGGTGGTCGCCGAGTCGAGATACTTCTGGTACCGGGCCGCTGGCTTGATGAGCGGACCGTTCACGCAGTAGACCTTCCAGGTGTTGCGGGTGAGGCCCCAGACATTGGCGTCCGGGCACTTGGGCGACGGGAGCACCGGCACCTCGCCGTTCGGGGTGAACAGACGCACGCCCGACATGGTGAGGCCGTACTTCTTGTTCTCGATGTCCACGTACCGGACATCACTCGCCATCTCCTTGATCAACTCGCCCCAGCGCTCGTAGCTGCAGAAGAGCGCGTCGGGCTTGATCTTGTACTTGCCGAGCCGCACGAAGAAGTCGATGAGACCCTGCTTCGTGCTGGTGCCGGCGGGGATGGTGAGCCGGGTTCCGGCGAGCCGGGTGGGCTCGACGGAGCGGTTGAGCGACCCGTCGCCGAACGCGTCCGAGCCACCGGGGGCGGTGGCCGGGATGTAGCCGGCGATCCCGACCATGCACTGCCGCACGGCCGAGTCGATACGGGTGGTCTTGATGAAGGCGAAGTCGCCGTTGGCGGCCGCCGCGATGTTGGCCACGAGGCTCGCGCCCGAGACCGTGATCGTGTAGGTCTCCCGGTCGACCTTGGACACGACGGCGCTGGCGCCGGAGCTTCGGAGCGAACCGGAGGTGCGGGCCGCGGCCAGCACGATCTCGAGGTCAACCTCCCACTTCTCGATGTCCTCGGCCGCCACCTTGAAGGTCGCACCGGAGATGGACGAGATGGCGCCCAGAGTCGGCCACCCGTCGGAGAAGGCGAAGGTCTCGAGGTGGTCACCGTGGACCTCCATCGCGTCGCCGATCGCGTCCTGGAGGACGTTGACCGCGCTCAGGTTGCCGCCCAGGGCCCGCTCGATGGCGGTGTTGTCGACGGTCGCGACGCTGTAGAACGTCTCGTAGTCGAACATCACCTTGGCGGCCTTCATGCCGCTCGCATCCGCGCGGGTCTTGGCCGAAGGCATGTCGACCGCGACGCCCTGGCTGTGCCCATACTTCCAGCGGATCACCAGGTTCTCACCGCCTGCGCTCTCGTCATGCGGGAGCCAGGGAATGATGGTGTTGCCCTTGAAGGCCAGATTGCCCAGCTTCGGCGCCTGGTAGTTGCGCTCCAGCCAGTCGTTGATGTTGCTATCCGTAATGCCGTTCGCCATCGGTCAACTCCGTTCAGGCGGTCCGGCGGGCGAACGCGGCCCAGTCGGCGGCGATCTCCTCGTCAGACCGGATTTGCGGCGACGCCTCGAAGGGCGCTGCTGCCGCGTTCACTGCACGGGGGACCGTCGGTGACGGCGTCGGGGTCGGGGTTGCGCTTGCTGGCCGGGCGATACCGAGTCGCTGCGCGCGCTTCTCGGTGTCCTTTCGGAGACGCTTTTCGATCTCCTGGACCGCCGCTGCGTTGGAGAGGGTCTCGCCCTTCTCGTGGGCGAGCATCCGAAGGTCGAACGCCGCGATGGCGTTGGCCTCCAGGTCTTCGGGGTCGTTGAACAGGGGGAAGTTGTCGGCCGCGCTGGCCGCGAAGCCCTTGATCTCGGAGAGATGGGCCTGCAGGGCGCGGTCACCGGCCTGCTCCTTCTCCCGGGCTGCGCGCTCGTCGCGCTCCTTGGCTTCGCGTTGCTCCTTCTCCTGCAGCTGACGCTCGAGCCGGGCGACGCGGTCCTCGGCGGACAGCGACGGGGTCTCGCCGCTCTTCCGGGTGGTGTAGGCGTCCACCACGGCGTCGAGCTCCAGGCCAGCGGCGTCGGCCACCTTGGCCAGGAACGCCATCGGATCCGACTTGGCCAGCGCCCGCATTTGACGGGACTCCATGGCCTCGTTGCGGAACGCCTCGAATTCGCCGCGGGTACGCTCGAATTCCTTCTCCTTGCGGGAGAGTTCTCGGCCCCGGCGGGCCAGGTCCAGGACGAGCTCGTCAGGATCGGGCTTCGTCGGCTGGCTGGCGGCGGGCGCCTGCTGCTCCGGGGCGGACTGCGCCCCCTCGTCATCGAGTACGATGGGCGCGCCCTGAGTGGGCTGCCCGCTGGTCGGGGCGTTGGTCTCGGTGCTCATTCACCGAGGGCCGTGTGTCACTTCGACGCGCTACAGGACAGGCGCGGGCATGGCTCCGAGATCGCCGGGCGCCACCCCCAGACCGTCGGGCGGGATGGTGGCGGGAGGTAACCCGTCCGCCGGAGGAGGCGACTCGGCGGGCGGGGGGACGGTCTGGGGGGGCGTCGACGAAGCTGTCACGGCGGGCGCCGCCGGCGTCTGGATGGGCACGGCCGGCCGGCCCCGGAGGAGCTCCAGGGCGGCATCCTCCCAGTCCTTCAGGAGCGCCAGCTTCTCCTCGGGCATCCCGTTCGACAGCCCCTGCAGGTACGTCGACTGCACGAACTGGATCCCGAAACCGGGCTTCCCGTCGGGCGTCCCCAGCGGCATCGTCGCATCGGGCGGCTCGTACCCAGCGGCGCCCTTGCGGATGATGTTGCGGATGGCCTTCCGCACGGCTTTCACTCCGGCCAGCATGATGCTCGACTGCTGGTCGAGGTCCGGCATCTCTGACAACGCGGCGAAGGTCGCGGCGTCCACCAGCCCCTCGGCCTTCCACTCGCGCAGCTTGTCGAATCGGGCCGCCGGCTGCGAAGGCAGGATGGATGTCGGGAAGGCCTGAATCTTGTGAGCGTCGGGGTCCTGGATGAGCTTCACCAGGTCCTGGAACATGATCTTGCGCAGCCCGCCCTCTTCCTTGTCCTCCACCACGGTGGCCAGCTTCGGGTTGTGCTCCATGGCGTCGCAGGCCGCCAGCAACGTGACCTCGGCCAGGTCCACCTTGGCGTCCTCCCAGCGCTGGCCGCACGGCAGGGCGCGCCCCTGCTCCTTCTCGGACAACTGGCGCAGGCCCTCGCCCGATTCGATGTTGGCAGGCTGCTTGCCGCCCACCATCCACTCCGACATCCCCTGTTCCTTCAGCGCCTGGTTGTAGGTCTCCGTGCGCTCCTGGCGAAGGTCGGTCGAGATGCCCTGGTTCAGCTTCCATTCGGGCATCGTCTTCGAGTAGACGACCACCGAGTTGTCCTCATCGGTGAGGTCGTCGGGGTTGACGTTGCTGCCGGCCTCGACCGCCCACTTCCCGAGCGAGCCGCCGCGGGCCTGCTCGTCAATGCGGTCGTTCAGCTCGTTGATCTTGTACTGGAACCCGGCGGCCCTCTCGACGAAGCCGACGCCCCACAGGCCGGCCGGGGACTTCTCGGGCGAGAAGAACGTGATGGGCAGCCGCGTCCACCGCCAGGTGCGGACCTCCAGCGTGAGGCCCGGGATGGCACGCACCCGGCGACCTTCGCAGGGGTCCTTCTTCGCGTCCTTTCCGGGCTTCGGCCAGCGGCGGGACGGCAGGAACCACCCGGTCCACACCGGGATCATCGGGATGTGCTTGTCGACCGTGCCCTGCAGTGGGACGTTGTAGGTGTGGCGGTAGGCTCCGATCTGGCGGCGCTTCTCCTCGGTGTCGCCGTAGAGCTCGATGACCTGCCACTTCGACATCCACTTGACGCGGAAGAACTGGCGCGGCTTGCCGTGCAGAGCCTCCACGTCGGAGTAGACGATCTCATCCGGGTGGATGCGCTCCAGGATCACGTCGCCGTCGGGCGAGTCCTCGGCGGTGACGGCGCCGAGGCCCGTGACAGCGCCGTCCAGGAAGAACAGCGGGTCGATCTCCTCGTAGAGCTTGTTGCCAGCCCAGCAGCCCTGGATGTAAAGCTCCGCGTCCTTCGCCGCCTCCTGCAGCTCGCAGTCGGCCGCGCTCGTCTGGATGGCCACCCGCACCCGGTTGCGCCCGACGACGCTCATGGCGGTGTTCGGGATGGCCTGGCACACGTTCCAGCACGCGTGGATGTCGTCGTAAACGTCGCGCGGCGTGGCGGCGTCGTAGGCGCTCGAGGTGAGCCGCTGGCCCTTCCACAGCTGCGTGTACCGGCGGGACTGCTCGCGGCGGCTGGCCTGGGCGATCTCGTACGACTCGGCCACCCGGATCATGGCCGGGCCGATCTCAAGTTCCGGCTTCGTCCACCAGCAGGCGTCATCGTGTTGCTCGGTGCCGTCGAGCGTGATTTTCTTCCGGTCGGGGCCGGGCTTGTCGTCGCGGTTCTTCGCGGCCACCGGCTACCCCACCACCGGACCGAGGCCCGCCGGGATGCGCTTGCCGACCTGCGGCTCGTCAGGCTCGGAGGCCCTGGCGGTCGATGCCTGGGCCCGCACCACGCGGGGGGCGATGGTCACCACCATGCCGGCGAATAGCCCGGCCGAGGCCGGCAGCGTTGCCGAGGTTACCCCCTGCTCGCGCAGCATCTCCAGCAGGTCGCGCAGTCGCTCCAGGTCCTCGCCCGTCATGCATAGGGCCGTCGGTCACCCGGGCGTGGACATCACTCTTTTGGGCGATGTGAATCCATGGCACATCACCCACTCGTGGTATCCCGTTTGGGGTACCACGAAAGATATTGGCTCCAGAACCGTTGTCCGCTTGCAGCAAGCCCCGAAAAATGGCAGAGTCGTCGCGCCTCTGAATCTCGAGTGGGGATACCAGAGGCCGGACTTAGGACCTTGGTTCTGCTGGCTTCGACAGGGATCAGGCTGGAGAGAACCTAGACGATCTTCTACAAGCAGATCCGGAGTGGTCGGTGGGACAGCGCGGAACCCACATGCCAGGATGCGAATCGCACCCGCGCCTACATGGAGTGGAGATGGCACAAGACGACGCGAAGTGCTGCGACAAGTGCGGGATCACGAAGCCGGCCGCGTGCTTCGCGAAGGACCGGTCGCGCGGGTGGGAGCGGATGGACACGTGTCAGACGTGCGTGCGCCTGTTCGCGCAGTACGGTCCTGGCTACCGGACGCCCGAGGCCGCGTGGGAGAAGGTGGCTCAGTGGTCGAAGGAAGAGTACTGGCGGAAGCTGGAGCGCTGGGAACCGGCCCTCCGTCGCTCCGCCTGAACGCCCGCGCAGCTTGACCGCCGCCTGGGCTGGCGGGACGCTGGCCGCATGAAGCTGGCGGCTTTGGTGGTGGTTCTCCTGGCTGGATGCGCGACGCCGCAGCAGCGGCATCAGACGTTGAAGGCCATCGCCGAGCACGGTGACGACGCTCCGGCGGCCGCGGATCCAGAACCCACGCCGCGGGAGAAGCGCGAGGCCCGGGAGGCGAAGCGCCCGAAGCGCATGGAGTGCACGCCGGCGCCCTACGGGAAGCTGGACTGCCGCGAGCGCTAGCGGCGCCAGGCGGACGCCTTGCCGCCCATGGCGAGCCGTCCACCCTCGGCCTGGCGGCGACGCTTCTCTCCCTCCCGGCGCTCCTTCTCGAGCTCGGCCCGCTCCTTCTCGCCGTCGTTAGACGGCTTCGGGGGCGGCGGATGGATGGCCTGGGCCACGGCGAAGGCGTCCTTGAAGGCGTAGCGGGTGGCCGGCTCGATGTCGCTGTGCGGGACGAGCGCGATCTTTCGCTTGCCGTCCACCAGCTTCTTCTCGTCCCAGCGCAGGACGGCCATGTCCTCGGCGAGGCGGGAGGACTTCGCCAGCCGCAGCCGGCCCTGGGCCATCGCGCCCGAGACGAAGTCAGCGTGCACCCGCTCGTGCAGCTTCTCGGCCGCCGAGACCGGCAGCAGGTAGGGCGGGGCGCGCCACTGGTCGGCGATCATGTCGCCCAGGGCGCCCTCGTCGACCGCCATGATCTTGGGGCCGAAGACACCGCGCAGCTCCTCCACCTTCTCCCGCAGCTTGTCGATACCCGGCCGGGTGCCCAGCCACTCGGCGATCAGCCATACGACCCCGGGCATGGCGTCCGTCGTCCCCAGCACGGCGATCGCACTGGCGGCTCGGGAGCCGATGTCGATGCCGAAAGTGAAGGTCCACTTCCCGCCCAGGGGCAGCGCCCAGCGGTTCCAGATCTCCCAGCGCGTGGCCGTCCGCTTCGTGTAGCTCTCGGGCAGCAGGGCGAACCCGAATCCCAGCGTCTCGGGGTCGTTCACCCGCGGGTCGTACTGGTATGGGCGGTCGAGCGCGTCCGGCGGTGGCCGCAGCCCAAGGAACTCGCGCTGGAAGCGGCTGGCCTGACGCCCGCCCATGGTCTCGGCCATGAGGTCGAGGAACGCCTCCACCTCCTCGCGCGTGCCCAGGTGGGGGTTCTGGTAGAGGCTCCACTTGTGCTTCGACCAGGCCCCGGCGTTCACCCGGTCTTGCCAGTCTGCCGAGCCGAACACCGCGGCCTTCGCCACCACCTCCTCCCAGTAGCCGACGCCGGGCACCTCCCCGGGCGTGCCCATCAGGATCATCCGCCCGTGGCCGCCCTCCTTGAGCATCGTCGGCAGCAGGATGGACTCGACCAGGTCCCGGATGTGCGACGGGAAGGTCTGGCACTCGTCGATGATGATCAGGTCGTAGCCGCGGCCGCGCCACCGGCCAGCCTGCTTCTGGTCCTTCGCCCCGCCCAGGCGAATGGCGCTGCCGTTCGGGAAGCGCATCTCCAGGCGCACTTCATTGGGCACGCCGCCGAGCGCGTAGTCCTCGTTGTACTCGAGCAGCCACTGCCACACGAGGTCCCGGGCATCCTCGCGGGTCAGCGCCAGGAATAGGCACTTCGCCCGGCGCTTCTTCAGCGCGGTGTCGAGTAGCAGGACAGCGGCGAGGCGGCTCTTACCGGAGCGGCGCGTGCAATCGTAAATCTGCAGCTGGCAGGTGTCGGTGAAGCACGCGTACTGCTCGTCAAACAGGATGGCGGCGGGGTCCCAGGCGGCCCGCTTCGCCTCACCTTCACTCGCTCGCTGGCGGTGGTGTCGACTGAGCAGCAACGGGGAGCGCCTTTGCTGGCTCCGGGCAGTTCTCCACCCGGCAGTACGGGCCCTTGCATTCGTGCCGGCCGCGCTCGTGATAGATGGCCTGACAGGGCTTGCAGTGCGAGACGTGGTGCCAGTCCGGCGCCTCGGCTCCTTGCTCAATGTAGAGGGGCGGTGTTACGTGCTTGAGGGAGAACTTCCGCATCATGTGCGGCTCCACCTCGTCGTCGATGATCACGTGGTCCGCGGTCATCTTCTTGATCTTGGACAGCCGGCGACGGGCGTCCGCGAACAGCATCCGAACCTTCACCGCTTCGGCCTCCCGACGTCGCCCATCGGCTTCGCCTGCATGCCTGCGCGGTCCACAGCCAGGTCGCTCTCCTCCACGCTGCGGCTGGCGATGTTGAACACCGTGGTTACCCGGCCGGCAGCCTTCGCCCCGCCCTTCTTCCACACCAGCACCCACGGGAAGGTGTCCAACTGCTCGCACTCGAACTCGTCGCCGGTGCCCTCGATGTTGCGGCCCTGGATGAGGATCATCTTCACGAACTGCACGCCGCGCATCTTCACAGGTCACCTCCGACGATCGGTTCCAGGTCCAGTCTCTCGAACAGCCGCGCCAGCCGCGGAAATCCCCACGACGTGTGGGACGTGGCGGTGCAGACGTCGGCCAGCCTCGCCGCCTCCACCAGGGCGCGACAGATACCGCCGCCCCGCATGTTCTTCCGCACGTAGACGAAGTGCACCCGCTCCGGCGGCTCGGCGACGATGAAGCCGAAGATGGTGTTCTCGTCCCGCGGGCTGCACGCCACCAGGGCGGTCGACCGCTCCAGCAGCTTGCCGATGGCCTTCTTCTGCGCCCGCCAGAACGCCCCGCGCTCCTTGTCGCTGTCGGGGATGTCGAGGTCGTCGGCCAGGCAGCGGATCCAGTTGTCGTAGACGTAGCTCTCTTCCCGGTCCCGTCCCGGGTCGTAGGCGCGAATCGCGTGCGGGATGGTCGCCCGGCGGGTGGGCACGGTGGCACTCATCGTGCGTCCTCGTCCCGCTGCATGGCCTTGAAGGCCTCGGTCCGCGCGTCGCCGATGGCCTTGAAGATGCCGTCCATCTGGTAGCGCTCGCAAATGTGCCCCTCGTGCCAGTCGATGTGCTGGCAGCCGTCCCACTTCACGTAGCCACTCACCGTCGGCTGCGCCTCGTCCAGCGAGTCCACCGGATCGGGCCTCTGCGTGGTTCCCTTCCGGTTCCACTGCTGCTTCTCGTCCGAGATGGACCAAAGGTCCGCGAACACCTCGTAGTCCACCCACAGGTCGTCGCCCCACTTGAGGCGGACGGTGTAGGTGTTGAAGTTCCGATCACCGGACCGAAAGACCCGCTCGTTCACGCCGCCTCCTTGGGTTCGGGTTTCGTACCTGAACCTGAACCGTGCCCGGCGATGGCCCGCAGGCCCTCCTCGGCGGGGTCCCCGGGCTTCACGTCGCGGGCGTTGAGGTAGCGGAATTCCGCGTTGCGGATCGCCACCAGGGTGCGGCTGGCCACCTCGTTGCTGCGCAGGTCTTCCTCGGTGAGGATGTCCCGGCGGCTGACGTGGACGATGAGCCGGTGCGCGTTGCGGGCGGCGAGCTCCAGCGACTTCTCTAGGTCCTCGAATCGCTCCCCCTCGGGCAGCTTGCTCTCGGGCGGGGTGTCGACGATCCGCTCCTCCGGTACGTCGTCCGGGTCTCGCTCGCGGTAGTGCTTGTTTCTCGGCATCGGCGCTCCGTCGGGAAGGGTCATCAGCGCCTTGCAGGCGTCGATCACCTCATACACGGTGCCGTACGACACCCCGAGACGCGTGTGGAAGCCGCGCTCCATGACGCCGCCGGCCTCCATGTAGGCCGCCCACACGCGCTGCGCCTTGTCGGTCAGCCGGGGGTCGCCGACGAGCGCCCACCCGGCTTCGGCCAACTCCGCGGCGGCGTAGAAGGCGCCCCGGGCGGCGTGCCCGATGGTGGTCACCGAGGCGTTCGGCGTCCCGCCGATCTCAGGCTCCCGGCTACCCTGGGCGTTGACCAAAATGCCGCCCGGCTCGATGTCCGGGATGCCGTGCGCCCGGCAGAACTCTAGCGTCAGCCGCTCCACCTTCTTCACTGCAGTTCCACCGCCGGCGGCCGCTTCCGGTGCCGCAGCTTCGCCGACAGCGCCATGGCCTCTTCCAGGTCGAAGTGACGGGGCAT